ATCACCCATAAGTAAAAGTGGGTTAGAAGTTGGATCAGAATCTTCTAAATAGGAAGATAACTTTCTCCGATAGTTGCAAAAAAGGTTTTGGTATAATTGCAGGGCTACCACCAGCGTGTAAGGGGAAGAGTAGACTAGGGGCTAAAAACCAACTGCAGGAAATCCAAAATTAAGTTTAAAACTCTCAGGGGAAAATTATATCTACTCAGCAACAGTTAGTTAAGTTATAACTTTACTTTTTATTTGTTAAAGTCAAACTATAACTTTACTTTTGTTTTAAAATTTATAAGATATGATTATGTATGAACCACACCCTAAAGGTATTTTAATTGAGTACAAAGAACTAGAACAAACATCTACTGGAGTATACTTACCTAATGGTACACAAACTTCTGATGTAGAAGAATATAATGGTGATGTTGTTGTTGCAGTAGGAAGCCAAGTTGAGCTTTACAAAGTAGGAGATAGAGTAATGTTTTTTCCACATTCAATGCCTACAAGTTTTGAAGGTAAAACTCATGATGGAGGTAAACAAAAGTATCAGCTGTTTAGAGAAGCTGATGTTGCATGTAAAGTGTTGTTATGAATATAACATTGGAAGGTAACCTACAGCAGCAAATGAATACTAATACTATTAAACAACAATTGAATATATACCTTGCTCAAGGTAAGATTAACTTCTATCAGCTACAATCTATTGTCAGAGAGATAGGTCAAGATAAGTTGATGAAAGATTTAACTCCTCAAGAAAGAGATTTAATTGTAAGTTATATTAATGGTAAACAATGATAACACAGTTAAATCCTCCAATTCCTTTTTATGTTCCTGAATTTGACATGGAAGGATGGGCATTCTTAGTTAATGATTATGGTCCAGAAAGTTATATTTATTTTACTATATTAATGGATAATGGTGAAGTATGGACTTTTGATAATACTAAGGTTAGAGGTTGTGTAAATAAAACATTAGGAAGATATGAAAAGAATAGAAGTTAAAGCAACTGATTTGAATATGTTGTATAACACAGTTAATCACTTATATAAGGTAGGTAAATTAACTGAGCATATGGATGCTGATATAGAACATAATGGTAATATTATCAGATTTATACATGATAGGAATATGGGTAGAAAAGGCTCATGGGTAGTAATTACTCCTATTAGCGTGGTATATGATGAAGATTAATTTTGTATTTTAGTAAAAAAATAATTATGTTACCTGATCCTATTTGTGGAACAAATACTGTAGTTTTTGTACACAAAGAATTTGATGTTGTTATTCAGAAAATGAATACCTATGTTGAACTAGCTAAAAAGTTTATTAAGAAACATAAAAGATATCAATATATTAAGCATGTTGAAAAACTACCTGATGATAAATGGTGTTTAGTGTTTAAGGTATTACCATCTAATCATGAATCTATTAAAGAATATAATAGGATTGTTGAAAAAAGTAAAAAAGAACTTTGGGTTAATCAATTAAATAATGAGATAACAGGATGATTATTAAAGTATTGGAACCAGTTTATAAGACTATTACCATTGAAGATGAAAATGGTGAAAAGGTTCCTACTGAAGTTCCTGGTAAAATTGTTTCTAAAAGGATGGAGATTAATGAAATTACAGAGTTTGCTGAAGTTATAAATCAAAAAACTAAAAAACCTTATAAGAAAAGGTGTATGTTAAGATGTATGGATCAGTGGATTATAGTTAATCATTCATTTGATGAATTAAGTAAGATGAAGGATATACCTTCAAGAATAGTTATAAAAGGATTTTATGGTAAGACTACAGGACGAAGTTATAAGGAGATTAACAGATATAGCAAAAAGAAATAATGTTTCCTATACAGAAGTTAAAGGAATATATTCAGGACTGTTTGAATTTCTAATTTCACAATTTTCAGAAATAAGTGATAGTGATCCTAATACATGGAATAAGAATGTTATTATCAAAAATTTTGGTAAATTTGTAATAAATAAAAATAAGTTAAAAAGATATGAACTCTTTAAAAGAAAAATTAATGAGCAATCCAATGAACTCACCAAGTAAGTTTATTGGTAGATTGTTTGAAGCAAGAGATGTTGCACATATTGAACATCTTAGAGTAAAAGGTCCAGGTGCTTATGCAGCACACACAGCTATTGGTGGATTTTATGATGGACTACTTGATTTAGCAGATGGCTTTGTAGAAAGTTATCAAGGTAAATATGGTATTGTAAACTTTGAAATTAAGTCTGTTAAGCCATTGGATTTTATGGAATATATTCAAGAGTTTGCTAAGTATGTTGAGGCATCAAGAGAAGTGTTTAAGGAAGATTACCTTAAGAATCAAATTGATGAATTAGCTAGTCTTACATACTCTACTATCTATAAGTTGAAGTTTCTTAAGTAATGAAAGTATTTGACTTAAAAGATAATGAGGTAGTTATCTCACCTGAGATACTCACTATAGATATATTTAGTGAGATATGGAAAGAAGATAAATCTAAAACAAAAATTAATGCATATACAGATTTTAAGTTTATCTATCATTTATGTGATTTCAATTCTCCTTATAACAACTATTCAGAAGAAAAAAGAACAGAAGCCATTAAGGAAGAAGTACTCGGACAAAAGGACTATGAACCATCAGACAAGGTTAAACAAGCCTGCGAAATATATAAAAGGTTAAAACAGAGTCCTTTAGAGGTTTTACTTAATAGTGTTAAGAATAAGATATTTGAATTTTCTAGGTTTCTTGATGAAAGTGAAATAGATGCAGATAGTACTGCAGCTAGTTTAAAGATTATTGATTCTATGAGTAAGGTTGTATCACAGTATAAGAGTTTAGAGGCTGCAGTTAAGGCTGAAAAACAAGATACTGCTGTTAAGATTAGAGGTGATAAACAAGTAAATAGTGAATTTAACGAGTAATGTTAACTAATACAAAAGCATTTTTAGAAGCAAGACTTGTGTTTGAAAATACAGGTAATTATACAAAAGCATTACCTGGAACTTATCAATATAATGAGTTTTGGAAAGAAGAGAAAAGAAGGTGTATTGAAGGTGTTACTATTGGAAATACCACAATACCAGGTACTTATTACTTCTATTTGAATTATACAAGAATGCTTTTAAAGGATGAAAAGACAGGTAGAAAGACTGAAGGGTTTCCAAGGTTTACAGATGTGGATTTAGAGTTCTTTTCTTTAATAGAAAGAGCTAGACAGGAAAAGAAAGGGTTTATAATGGTTAAACCACGAAGAACTGGTTTTTCATATAAGAATGCAGCATTGGTTACACATGAGTATAACTTCTATAAGAATGCTAAATGTATTATCTCAGCTTATGAAAATAAGTATTCTGATAATACTATGGCAATGACTCTTAATAACTTAAACTTTCTAGATCAAGCTACTGTATGGTATAAACCTAGAAATCCTAATACACAAGATTTTGTCAAAGCAAGACATCTTAAAAAGATGGAAGATGGTAGAGATGTATGGGTAGGTTATCAGTCTGAAATTAAAAAGATTACATTTAAGGATAATCCATTTGCATCTGCTGGTTTATCTAGCTCTATATTCCTGTTTGAGGAAGCTGGTATATTTAGTAATATTATAGAGTCTTATAATATCTCTGAACCATGCTGGAAAGATGGTGATGATATGATAGGTTTACCTGTGATATATGGTACAGGTGGTGACATGGGTGGAGGTACTGCTGCATTCTCTGAAATGTACTATGATCCTGAAAGATTTAACCTACTTGCATTTCCTAATGAATGGGAAGCTGATAAAGGTAATCAAACTTGTGGGTGGTTTTTACCATCAACTAGACAGAGATTTGGTATATATACTGATAAAGAAACTAAAATTACTGAAAAGCTAGTAGATGATGATGGTAATTCTAATGAGAATGCTGCAATGAAATCTATATTAGCTTATAGAGAAACTAAAAAGGGTAATCCTCAAGCATATAGAGATGCAGTTACACAATATCCATTAACACCATCAGAAGCATTCTTAGTAACATCAGGAAATATGTTTCCTACTATGTTATTGAATGAAAGATTAGCTGATATTAAGGTTAATGTACAGAAGTATGTAGAAAGTAACTGGATTGGTAGCTTTGTAATGTCAGAAGAAGGTGAATTAAGGTTCCAAACTTTTGATAATGCACAGCCATTAAGAGATTATCCTATTAAAAGAAGACCTGATGATAATATTGTAGGGTGTGTAGAGATTTATGAACAGCCTCAAAAGGATAATGATGGTAAAGTTTTTCCAAGAAGGTATATTGTTGGTATTGACCCCTATGATGATGATCATGCAACTACAGATTCTGTAGGATGTGCATTTGTATTTGACAGGTTTACAAGAAGAGTTGTAGCTGAATACACAGGTAGACCACAATTAGCTAAAGATTTCTATGAAACTTGTAGAAAATTAATTATTTACTACAATGCATTAGGATTTCCAGAGATTAACAAGTTAGGTTTTGTTACATATATGGAGCATAAGAAGTCTTTGCATATGTTATCTGAAACTCCTGTACAACTTAGAGATAAAATTGAGTGGAAACCAAATTTAAATACAAGTTATGGGTATAAGGCTACTGAAAGAACAAATACATGGGGTAGAGAATTGATTAGAGAATGGTTATTAGAACCAATAGAGGCTAATTCTGAAGTGTTAAATGTTAATAGATTAAGGTCTACTGGCTTAATACAGGAGTTAATTAAGTGGAATAAAGATGGAAACTTTGATAGGGTTTCAGCCATGATTGCCGTATTGATTTTAGATGTAACTTTGAATAAGGAAATTATAAAGGCTGATTCTAAAAAAGCTAAAAGTTTTCTGGAGTCTGATTTCTTCAAAGAAAAAGGATTTCTAAAAGACAGTTATGACCCTTTAGAAGAGTTTAACAGCTATAAAGATAATGGACTGTTTTTTAACAATATGTTTGGTAGATAATTAAATTTGTAAAAAATGAATAATTTAGTAATACAAGTACCACAACAAGCTCTATCAGATTCACAAAAGAATTTAGAGTGGGCTAAAAAATGTATAGATGCTGGGGAAAATGTATTAATGTTTGACTCATCTGTTACTAGACAAACCTTTTATAATAAGAAGGTTAACTACAGATTGAGAAACAATATGTTAACAGATAAAGATATTCAAGCTATATGTGAACCATATGGTATTGAGTTTTCATCATTTCCCAAAAGTATTCAACATATAGGTTTAGGTAATTCAAAAATAAACACCCTTGTTGGTGAAGAAGCTAAAAGATTAACAAGATATCCTTTTAAAGCTTATATATCATCAGCAGATCAAATGGGTATTTCTTCTAAAGAAGAAGCAATTAGAGATCAATGGTATCAGAAACTGGTATCAATAGCACAAGCTAAAATGCAAGCTGCATTTCAAGGTCAAGAAGTTGATCCTCAAGTAATGGAAGAAGAAATGCAGAAAGAGTTAAGTAAGTTTGATAAATATTTAAAATATAACTTTCAAGATCTTAAAGAAATAACAGCTAACAAAATACTTAAATATGAGTATAAAAGGTTAAAAGTTGCTGATGTTTTCTTAAGAAGTTGGGAAGATTTTTTAATATCAGGTGAGGAAATTGTATGTATTGAAGAACTTGGAAATGATATTGTATTTAGAAAAGTAAACCCTTTATATCTATTTACTATTCAATCACCTGAAACTTATAAAATTGAAGATGCAGACTGGATTGTAGAATATACAATGATGTCTGTAGGTCAAGTTGTGGATATGTTTCATTTAGAACTAACTAAAGAACAAATTTCAAATCTTGAACAAAGTAAAGAGTACAATGCAATGAGAACTGGTGGTATTCAAATGGCTTACAACAGAGATATTACTGTTGAAGAAAGATTTGGATATACAGCAGGAGAGTTGTTTGTACCTAACCAAATTGCTACACATTATTTTGGTGGTGCTTATGACCAAAGAGGTAATGTTAGGGTAATGAGAGTTTGTTGGAGATCTAGAAGAAAGATTGGTAAAGTAAGTTATTATGATGAGTATGGTAGTCCACAAGAAAAGATTGTAGATGAATATTACAAGATTGATAAAGATGCAGGTGAAACTGTAGATTGGCTATGGATTAATGAATGGTGGGAAGGTACTAAAATTGCTAATGATATTTATGTAAAGATTAGACCTATTCCTTATCAGTCAAGAAGCATGAGTAACTTGTCTGAAAGTAAACCACCTTATGTAGGTGTATATTGTAATACTAATAATTCAAGAGTAATGTCATTCATGGATGTTATGAAACCTATGGATTATTTGTATGATATATTCTTCCATAGATTAAACCTAGCTATATCTAAGTATAAAGGTCCAATGTTGGCAATTAATACCAGCATGATTCCTTCAGAGTGGGATCCTCTCAAATGGTTACAGTATGCTGAAGCCACCAATGTAATGTTTATGGATCCTACTAATGAAGTACTTAAAGGACCACTTCAAGGTAAATCAGCAGGTACATACAATCAGTTAGCTGCAACAGGTATTAATCTTGAAATGGGTAACTATATTAATCAGCATGTACAGTTACTATCATTTGTTAAACAACAACTTGATTTGATTTCAGGTGTTAATGAATACAGACAAGGTGATGTTAAAGGTGATGCTAATGTAGGTACATCTAATATGGGATGGACAGCATCTAACTCAATGACTGAAAAGTATTTTGCATTACATAACTCATTTAAAAGAGATTGTATGCAAAGATTATTAGAAGTTGCTAAATATGTATGGAAACAAAATCCACATAAAGCACAGTTTGTATTAGATGATATGGGTGCTGAAATTGTAAGTTATTATGATGAGTTTTCAGAATCAGAATATGATATTCATATAGATGATGGACCAAACACACAAGAACTTATGCAAGCACTTAATCAACTTGCACATGCAGGTATGCAGACTGGTCAGATTAAGTTTAGAGATCTTATTGAGATTTACAAGAAAGATAGTATATCTGCACTT